ATGGAAGTTAAAGAATTCAAAAGTGTAATTTCAGGAAAAACATACAAATTGAAACCTTTAACATTCGGTGAGTCATGCACTATAACAGATGAAGCTACAGAAATAGATGAAAAGACACTTTTGCTGAAACCCAGCACGAAAAAGTTGAAAGTATTAAGAATACAGAAAATGCTCGTAGAGCCAGAAATGACAGCGGAAGAAATAGCAGACTTACCTGAAGCTGAAGGATACGAGTTAGACATAGCAACAAGAAGTTTAAACACGCTCCCTTTAGCAGAATCGCCATCACAATCCTTACATATAAAGGAGCAAAAGCAACGAGTAAAAGAGTCAAGCGAATAGTCAAGCTGCTGCAGAAAACAAGCAAAAGTTTACTTAACCATCATGTTGTCCGTCATCTGCTAGCGAAAAGGTACGGATGGTCGTTTGAGGAGATAAACAAAATGTATGTGAGAGATGTTCAAGTCGAGTTAATCTTACTTTCAGAAGATTATGAGAGGGAAAAAGATGCCAGTAGAATGTGATATGCAAACAGAAAAATTTCTTCTCCAACTTGAAAAGATAAGCAAAGCAGCTAAGCCTGAAATCTTCAAAATTTTAGAAGAAGCAGCACGAGAAACCGTAGAAGCAGCGAGAAGCATTGTGCCTGTAGATACAGGAAGACTTCAAGCAAGCATTATAGTTAAAGATTTAAATTTGTTTGAACTAAAAGCTGAGTTAGGAGCATATTGTCCTTATGCTGCTTACGTTGAGTTTGGAACAGCAAAGATAAAAACTCAGCCGTTCTGGTTCGGCAACGTCTATTTTTACGTAGAAGAGATGAGGAAAAGATTAAAGGAGGTTTTCAAGCTTGGCTGAAATTCCAACTGTCTATCGTGTTTACGGTTTAGAAGACGTTTTACGCAGCCAGAAAGAGATTGTTCAAGCTTTCAAAGAAGGAAAATACAGCGTTAAAGAGTTTAATCAAGCACAGAAAGAAAACATGGAAGCAACACGAGCGTTAAACCGTGCTTACAGCGGCATGCGTATGACACAGCGAGCTCAAACATACGAGTTTAGACAAGCAATCCAAGTAATGCAGAGTATAGGACGCATCGGAGACCGCTTAATCAATTTATGGCAAGCATACAACGTTGGCATGATAAGAGTTGAGCGTGCAACACGAGATGTAACAGACGCTAAAGCCGAGTTAACAAAATGGCAGAATTTAATGAACCAATACTTACATGACTTCGGAGAAGACAGCGTCTATTATCTTGAAGCTAAAGACATGGTAGAGCAATATCAGAAAGCAGTAGAAGACGCAGAAGCAGCACAAAAGCAAGCAAGCCAGAGCATGATAGGTTATTGGATAACTCTAGGTCCAAGCATAATAGGAATAGTCGGAGACATTGCTATGGTAACGTTATCAATAAAAATGCTAGGTGGCACAGCAGGATTAATAGCTGCTTTAACTAAAGGTTTCGGTTCTTTAGGAAGTGCAATAACAGCTGTTTTTGGCTCAGCAACATTGTTAGCAGGAACACTTAGTGGGCTAGCTGTTGTCGCTGCTTTCGCTATTCCAATCTATCTTGCTTTCCAGAAAGATGCTGATGCAGCAATGAAAGCTCAAGCTGACTGGGCTATCAGCGTAGAAGAGCATGGTAAAGGAGCAATACAAAACATAAATGAAATTGCCGAAGCATGGGAAAGAATGAAAGTAGAAGCTGAAGCTGCCGGACCCATATTTGAAGCTGTTAGCGGAGGAGGAAGATGGGGAAGAGGAGGACAGTTTGGGATTCCAAGTGTTCCAACAGAAGGATATTATTATCTGCATCCGAAAGAAAGAGTTTTAACACCGGGTGAAACACGCTTTTACGAAGCTGAAAGAAAAGGAATGCTAACTTTACCTGCCGGAATACGAGAAGTAAACGTTACTCAACACAATGTCATAACGAAAGAAGTAGATTTTGACACTGTAGGAGACAGAGCTTACAGGCGGATTATAGAAAGGTTGGGAGGTAAATGGTAACTTATAGTGTAAAAATTGCAGGAACGGAATATCCGCTTTTAAATGTGCATTACATCAGAAGCTACAAGTTGGAATTGCAAGCATTTACTGTTGAAATACCATATACAGGCGAATCTTTCTCAATTGACGATTTTTGCGAGATTTTCCGTGATAACCAACTTGTGTTTAAAGGGCGAATTAAATCAATAAGAAAGAGAGGCAATAACAGACTGGAATTGAAAGGCTACGCTTTATTACACAGTCTTAAACCAAAGAAAGCAGTTAATCGAGTAGAATCGAACGTTTATGCAGGAATACAAGTAAGCAATCAGCTTGCAGGCACGGATTTGAGTGCTGGAACAATACAGAACGGCGACCAGATAACAATGGAGTATGGAAGCGAAGAAAACGCTAAGTTTGACAGACTCAAAGTATTACAAGAAATCGTGTTCGTAATGGGATACGAACTTTACGTTCATCCAGACGGAAAAGTAGATTTTAAACAGCAGTGCGGAACAGACCGTTCAAGCGAAGTCGTTTTTAAACGTGGCGAATTACTGGATGATTGGGTTGACTCGCACACAACAAGCGTGAACCATAAAGTTGAAAGAATTATCGTGATAGGAATGGGACAGGGCATCTACATGAAATATGGAATTGCAGGCGGAGAAGTTGGCGTACCGGAAAAAACAATAAACCGCAAAAACTTAATAGACGATAATACATGCCAAAAAGCAGCAAACGGATTACTTGCAGACTTTCAGAACACTGTGGAATACGGTGCAACTCGTGTAATAGACACGTATGAAGGACACGCTTATGATGTGTATGATACGATTAAAATTGTTGACACAACAATTGGCGTTGAGGAAAATTATCGTATTATGGAGATAGAACGAAGCTTTGACGCTAACGCTGGTGAAGAAACAATAATCAGAATTTGCAACTTAACCAAGATAACAAGTAACGCTGAATTTCTGGTTGAAACAGGCGAAGGATTCGTAAATGACCTGAAAAGACGTGGTGAAGAATTTGCACAAAACACGCAGTTAAGCACAATTGGAACGGGAATTGGTGCACAAAGTGGAAAAGATATTGATTCTGCCGTTGATGGTGCCGATGCCGACTCTAACGTTGATTCAGGTGTACATCAGCACAATATTTCGTTAGAACAAGAAACTAGATACACGAGCGAAGTAGAAGGACATCGGCATACTTACGTGGACTATTACGTTGATTACCTTTTTATGTCTGGTGCTCATACACACGCTGTTAATTCGCCTACTCACGGACACGGCGTAAGTTCTCCTTATCACGGACACAACATTACCGACCCCAAACATACGCATTAAGTGATATACATGGTTAAAAACAAAACTGAAAAAATATATTGTCCCCATGACAGAAGCCGACTTCTCATAGTACAAAAAACAGCTGGTCATATTGACATTTTCTGCGGTGTTTGTGAAGTGTTTATTACACATTTCGATGTTAAAAAACCAAAGGAGGCAGAAAAATGAAACCAAAAATAAAAATTGGAAAGCCTAACATACATCAACAAACTCTAATAATACCCTATGAGTTTGACTATGGACTTTCAGGCAGTCTAAACTTTCCAGTGAATACAACCAAAGAAGACATTATAGATTCTTTGAAAAATTGGTATGAACAGAACAAGCCTGAAAAGATGCAACAGGCAACCAAAATAATTTCAGAGCTTTCCAATTTTGAAATAATTTAAGATAAAAACCGTGATTTAAACATGAAAATCGCAATTATTAATCCGCCGAGCAACAGAATGAATTCTAGGAGGAGAATCATTTTGTTCGGTTCAAACAGTAAAAGAGAATCTACAAAAAACAACGCTATAACAAAAATGAATGTAATGATTATAGATGCTAGTGCAACAACGAATCCGAAGAATTCAAAGCACTTCTGCACACCTAAACACCTCAATATGATAATACAACTCATGGTTTAAAAACATTTCGTTTAATGGTGATTTAAAATGGCTAAAATTGAAGATATAGATATAGGCACAGTAACAGCCATAGAAAAGATTCAAAATAAAACATTCATTGATATAACTCCAGCTGCAAGCTTAGGAACTTACACACAGAATTTAATTGCTGAAAAACACGAGTGGAGAATAGAAGGATTCTTAACAGACCCATCACAAGCAATTTATGAATCTTTGGAAGACATCCGGAATCATGGACTAATCTGTTTTATAGACATGGCAGATTTAAATCCGCTGCTGCTAGGCTGGGGCAAAATAACATACTTACGCTTAATAGATGAAGAGCACGCTGCAGGCATAACATTGTATGAAATGATAGTTAGAGTACAGCCAGCAGTAGGTTTAAGTTACATTCCTACAGCCGAAGCATTTCTAAGCAGTATAAGACAGAAGTCGAAAGAACGCATAATAGACCCACATTTCGGCAGATTCGGTAAAACATACAGTACAGACAGGTTAACGTTAAGCTACACGATAAGAATCAAAAATTTTAAAGCAAGCAGTCAAGATGTGCTTTTAGAAATACAAGTAGGAGATGACTTGTCATCTTTAACGATTTCTCCAAGCACAGGATGGACACAAGCTACAGGAATCAGAGGAGAAACAATAGAGACAGGAATAATAAGCAGGCTTTTAGGCTGCAACAAAAGGGTTTTGTTGAAGCGAAGTTTTACAGCAGGCGAATCTGTCGAATACACCATTACCATTGTTCTGTCATCTCACAAAATAACATACGTTGAAGCTGGATTAGAAGCAGGAGCATGGTAGAAGGAGGTGAAAAACATGAGTTTTAGAAAAGACAGTTATGTTTTACGTAGTGTAAAAGAAGAATGGCGTAAAGTCAAAATCAGCGATGAGGAAGCCAAGAAGATAGCAAAGATGCGAAGCAACAGAAGTGAAACTTATAAATTTGAAGAAAACATACCGTTCGTCTGCAAGTGTCTAGGTGACCCACGAGTAATAGAGACAGGAGAAGGACCATGGGAAGTCATGGATGTTGAAAGCCAAGACGGCACAGCGTTTTTGGTCAGTTTAGGACACACAGTTTTAAACAGAGAAGTAAAAGCGAAGATGGCGAAGCTTGCCGGATTAACAGGACAAGTCCTCATAATATTGCCTCTAGGAAAGCAAGGGAAAAAGTATTACAACTACCAAGTTTTCACGCTAACAGAATATCAAGCACTAAAAAAGTCATAAGCTGCCTCCTGAAGAGTCCGTTAAGGACGAAACCTGCTTTTTTTGGTTGAGGTTTAAAGATGTCTATTCCGAAACATTCTATGTTTGCTTTACGAGAAATCAAGCTTGCCGAATCAAAAGTCGGCAGATATAGGATGTCAACTACTGCTCACTGGTTTTGGTGTGCCGAGCAAGCGTACTGGCAAGCTAGAGGCATTTATGCAGGAGCTAAAAGACAGAAAGAAGTTGGAACACAGATACATAAAGAGCGAAAAGAAGAAGTTAAACGTTGGATTTGGGAGACCTCTTTCCTAGAGAAACTAGACAAGTTTAGGCAAGATAAATATGGTTTTGTAAGGCGGTTAGGAAAAGACCATGTTTTCTTTGACGTTAGTGGACATCCAGATGAGTTTCAAGTAACAAAAGCAAAGAAAGTCAGCATCATAGAGATTAATACAACGGAAATCAGCGAGAAACAACTTGATTTTTATATTCGCTACCGTCTTCCAATTAAGCAATTCCAATGTCAAGGTTACTGTTTCATTCTTGAGCCTTACATTAAAGAAATAGGATATGAGCTAGATAAGATTCACGCTGTTGAATTATGGCATGTTAAATATCGGCAAGAGAAAGGCATGCGTGTTTTAGTGAAGCGTGAACCTTTAGCAAGTTTTCCAGTCTTTTATTATCCTGTGCAGTTTGAAACGGAATTGTTAAGAGTTTTAGAAGGATTACAAGACCATGACATGGTTATTCCTCCAAGAGGAGCACCAAACTGTTTCAAGTGCAAGCAATGTCCAAAAGTTTACAAAGAACATTGTCAATTCTGGAGGAAGACATAATGGAAATTCAAAGAGACAAAAGAAGAAAAATCGTCCTCATAAAAACTTTAACAGAATATGAAAGAGGTTGGCTTGCAGGTATTTTGGATTCAGACGGACATTTATATTTCGGAAGACCAAAAAGCAAAAAATATAAAAATTGGCGAATTAGTGTTGAAGTATCAAATATCAATCTTCAATTCTTAGAAAAAATTCGAGAGGTTATCGGTTCTGGTTCAATTCATCCATATTATTCTCGGAAAAAAGAATGGCTTCCTGCATATAATTATAAATTAATGGCAAGAGACGGCATCGAAAAACTTCTGTCTCAATTAACTTTAATTGTAAAAGAAAAACAACGTAAATTGTTGTTGGAAGCAATACAAATATTAGAAGGAGAAAAAACCGAAACTAACAAAAGATTATTTGAAATTAATGAGGAATTTCGCCAATTAAATATACATAAAAGGTGTATCAGTTTTGGGTAGAGAAGAAAAATATGTTTACATAGCTAAAGACGTACATCATAAGCTTTCACTTATTAAACTTTATGGTGACCTCCAAATCCATGTTATAGCTTCTAATCTTTTAAGAGCTGCTTTAGAAAGTGATATTTTAGAAAAAATTTTAATGAAAGAGTTAGGAGACAAAGTGAAAGTAGAACATATTTTGAAATATCTAAGAAAGAACACATAATTAATTAATTCAAATTTTACATAATTCAAATTGTTTTTCAATGATTTAAATACACACGCTTTAGACGTTGTTTTTTGATTATCATGCGAAACATCATAACGGTATTAAGAGAGAAAATTCAACGGCGTAAACCAAGCAGACTTCCAGCTTACGAGCGTGGATGGCTTGCAGGTGTAATAGACGGCGATGGCAGCTTAATGTTAAAGCGGTTCGGCAATACGTTCCGAGTCTGCGTCACCGTCACTAACACTAACATCCTCATTATTGAACACTCTTTAAAAATTACAAATCAAGGGCATTTTTGGAAAAGTGAAAGACACAGCGAGAAGTTAAAGACAGTTTATGTCTGGGAATTAGAAGGACAGCAAGCAAAGCAAGTGTTAAGCCAGCTTGTTTTAGTCGGAAAAGAACAGCAACGAAAGTTGCTTTTAGAAGCTGAAGATTTAATCCAACAGCATGGAGCAGGCTACACGCCATACGTTCAGCGGCTAGAGAAGATTCGACAGCAGATTCACAAGCTGAACAGGAAAGGAGCATTTTGAGCTGTCCAGACATTGAAACGTGTGATATACGACTTGACAAAGACAGTTGGCAATATAGATGTTTAAAAGAATACAAGAAATGTTGGCGATACATAGAAAAACACACTGAGAAAAAAACACCGAAAGAATGGTTGGAGGAAAAGAAATGATAAGGAAGAAATTACAGGTTAAATGTCCAGATATTAAAAAATGTCAGCATAATATTGATGCTGAAACTTTTAGAAAATATTGCTGTGGACAAGAGTATTCGCCGTTCCAATGTATCTGGTACGAAGAACGACATACAATAAAAATGACACCTTTCCAATGGGCTAAAATTAAGAAATTGTTGGAGGTTCCATCATGCTCAAAGTAAACGAGATTTTTGTCGGCATTCAAGGAGAAGGATTAAACATTGGAATGCCTCAACTTTTCATCCGTTTCTGGGGCTGTAACCTCCGCTGTAGCTGGTGTGATACACCTTACTCATACGAACCTAAAGGATATTTGGATGAAGAAGCAGTTAAAATGTGGCGTTTTTCAGCTTATCAGGAATATTCAGTTAAAGAATTGTTTGAGGAAATAAGTAAAATCTCAACATTAAAAGCCGTCTGTATCACAGGCGGAGAACCGTTAGTGCAGCCTAGAGATGAGTTAAGAGAATTATTGCGTCTTTTAGGCGACTATGGATATTACAGGCACCTTTTCACTAACGGAACAATTTATGATGAGGACATTTTTGAAGAGTGTAATTTTATCAGCATGGACATGAAGCCGCCAAGCAGCAAGATGAAGAGTGAGATAGGCTGCTTGCGAAATCTTAACTTGCGATATGACAACGGCTTCCAATGTGAAGTTAAAGTTGTCATTAAAGATTTAGACGATTTTGTATTCGCTTTAAAGCATGTAATACCAATTGCTAGGATGCCTGTCATATTGCAGCCAGAAGGAAAGGAAGATTCGATTCTTTCTGGAAAACTAATTCAACAAATCAAAAATTGGGTTTTATCACAAGAATTAAACAATGTTCGTGTTCTTCCACAGCTACACAAGCTTTATGGGTGGAAGTAAAATGAAGCTGATTATTCGAGACAAGTTTGACGCAGCTCATTACCTGCCTGGACACCATAAGTGTGGAAATGTTCACGGACACACTTACCATATAGAAGTAGCTTTCAACGTTTCAGAACCAAACAAAAACGGAATAACAGTTGAGTTTGGAACGTTAAAGCGAATAGTTAAGCAATATGTATCTGAAGATTTTGACCATAAACTGATTAACGATGTGATTAAAACTCCTCCAACAGCAGAGAACATTGCCTATATCGTCTTTAACACTTTGAATTGTGTCTTAAAAATGGAAAAAATTGCAGCTTATGTTTCCTCCGTCACCGTCTGGGAAACCGAAAATTGCGGAGCAAGGTATCCATGAAAGGGCAAGGATTATCTGAGCCTGAATGTCCATTTCCAATCTTAAAATCATGTAAGAAATGTCCAGCTAACAGCAGGAATGGAGGAGAATGTGAAGGTTGGAGGGTTATGGAGAAATGAGCAAGAAGAAGGAATCTAAGAAAGAATGTAAGTATGCTCCGATACCGTGTCTGTACAATTGGGATTGCAGTAAATGTTGGTGGAGTTACGCTTTTAGCAGGTGATTTTATGAAACTCTATTTTGCCGGCGGAGAAACACAGGATTACGCTATTATTCTTGATATTGCAGGTGTTAAAAGGCGCTTGTTATCATTCTTCTATGTTCCTAAATTTTTAAAAGAAAAGAAGCATAAGCTTGCTGAATATTACGGCACAGATAAAGATTTATTTATTGACAGCGGAGCTTATTCAGCATTCACGCAAGAAGCAGAAATCAACATTATGGATTACATTGATTTTCTGCAATTTCACCAGCCTGAAACATACGCTAACTTAGATGACATTAACAGCTGGGAGAAAACACTTAAAAACCAGAAGCTTATGGAAGAAGCTGGACTTAAACCTATTCCAGTCTGGCATGCTAAAGAACCGTTTAACGTTTTAAAAGATTACATTGGAAGCTATAATATTGTTGGCATAGGATTTGCTACGTTAGCAGCAAGTCAAGACAGAAAACATTTAGCTAAGACGTTAATAACAGAGTTTCCAAAACAGAACTTTCATCTTTTCGCTTTAACTCATCTTGGCGTTCTTGCTGAATACAACTTTTATTCTGCTGACAGTACAGGATGGGTCTTGCGAGCGTCAAAATTTGCAACCATTGACACTCCGTTTGGTTACATCGGTTTCAGCCAGCGATATGAAGGTGGAATGAGCACTCAAGGAATCGGAGGAACAACAGGATGCAAGTTTGTTGGAGACTTAGACGAGAAAGACAAGACGCTTTTAACCACATATTTGCAAACTTTCGGATTTTCAATCTATAATTTAAGCACAGAATACAAGCGAAGCTGGATTCTAAGAGTGTTTTACCAAGCTAAATTCTTCCTCTTGTACGAAGAAGCATGCAACAGTATAAGGCGAGAAGGAAAGCCAGTAACAACCAGAATGCTTGACGCTTTTTTAAGACAGAAAATAGGAGGATGGAAGACACATGCCTGAAGTTGAAGACGAAGTTGAAATAGAATTAAAGTTAGATGACCAAACACTCAAAAGAATGTTGGAATTAAAGGAAAACGAAATAATGAAAGGCTGTGATGGAAACCATTATTTTACTGCTGTCCGAAAAGGAGATAGAATTTACATTGTGTTCTCGGAAAGCGTCACATTAGAGTTTGATATGAGTGATTATGCTCCAGATTGGGATGAACCATAATGGACGAAGAAAAAGAATACGAGCAATTATATATGTGGATACTAGACGTCTTAAGCAAGAAAGGTAAATTCTCGACAGAAATCAAGAAAAACACTCCAAAAAGAGCTTCTAACGCTTTAATCGAGCTTACTTCAGGATACAATAAGAAAGAAGAAGACGTTTTAGGAAAGACGTTTGAAGAGAAAGGTTCAGATGTTGTTTACGAGACAGTTGAGTTTTACAGCTTATGTGAGCATCACCTGCTTCCATTCTACGGTAAGGTTCACATTGCTTATATGCCTTCCAAAAACGTGGTTGGGTTATCAAAACTTGCTAGGCTTGTAGAGATGTATAGTCGCCGCTTGCAGATTCAAGAACGTTTAACCAACCAGGTTGCAGACGCATTATGGTTTAACGAAAATTTGCACCCTAAAGCCGTCTTTGTCATGGTGGAAGGAAAGCACCTGTGCATGATGCAGAGAGGAGTCAAAAAGCAGGAGACAGTCACAGTTACAACAGCAGCTAGAGGACTTTACGCTGTTGGCGACAACGCTCACCGGTTCCGAGAAGAAATTTTAATGGTGATAAAAAGGCAACAGAGGAAGAAACATGACAAGAAAAGTTAAAAGGCAAAGTGAAAAGAAGAAAAATTTTGTTGAATGGTACGTTAAGCAAGGTTTCAGTTTCTTCCAATGTAAAGAAAAGTCGAAAGAACCATTAACAAAATGGGAAGAGTTTCAAGAGCGTAAGCCAACAGAAGATGAAGCTTTAGCATGGAAACACTCAACATTTAACATTGCTGTTGTCGGCGGAAAAATCAGTGGAAATCTTGCTGTTATTGACATTGACAACGACACAAAGAAAGGAAAGATTTTGCATACATTATTCGGAGCTGACATTGAAGATAAAACGTTTGTTGTACGCACAGCAAGAGGCTTCCATGTTTATGTTAGAACAGACTTTCCAATCCGCAGTTTCAAGTTAAGCGGTGAAAAAGTTGCTATAGACGTAAAAGCAGAAGGAGGCTACGTGTTAGCTCCGTCAAGCATTCATCCTTCAGGAGCATCATACGAGCCTAAAATTTTCTTGCCTGAGCATAGTATAATGGAATGGCACGGAGATTTAAAGCAAGATTTAATTGAGCTAATAGAAAAGAAGTTTGATGAGAAGCTAGGTAAAGAAGAAGTCAACATAAACGAGTTGCTTACAGGTGTAGAAGAAGGAAAGCGGAACAATGCAGCAATAATTGTTGCTTCATATTACAGGCGGAGAAGATTAACGAAAGAAGAAGGATGGGAGCAATTAAAGCTTTGGAACACAAATAAAAACAAACCGCCTTTAGAGCAAGATGAGTTAAAGAGGACATTGGACAGTGCGTATGAAAGAGAAGAAGCATACAATTACAAGTTTGCTAAAGGCGTAATGGACAAAGAACTTTTCAACAAGCAAGATTACAGCATGGCAGAAGAGTTATTGAAGCGAGAAAACGTTTTAGAATGGATAGAAAAAGAAGTTTTCAGCGACATTATAGGACACAGAAAACAGAAAGTCAGCCTTTTCCTGCTTAATCTTGTAGAAGAAAGCGTCCATGTGCAAGGTGACACATCCACAGGCAAGAGCTACATGGCAGACAGAGTTTTCGACTGTTTTCCACGGCACAGATGGTTCAAGATTACAGGAGTAACAGACAAAGCAATAAGGTATTTAGATGAAGACATTAAGCATCTTTACCTTGCTGAATGGAAAGCTGTCGGAGCAAGAGCAGGAGAAGAAACAACAGCACAGTTTGACATTAAGCTGGTTATAAGTGAAGGAAAACTAAAAATCTTAGTTGTTGAGCGAGATGAAGAAACAAAAAGAATGAAGACACGGATTATTGAGACTTCAATAGCTAACATTATAAGCACAACAACAGACACAGAGATTCCAAGCGAGTTACAGAATCGAGTTTGGGAAATAACAACAGACAAGAGTTTAACACCTGAAATTGTAAGAAAGAAAATTGAGGAAGAAGGAGGAAAACTTCCTTCAGAACGGATGTACAGCCCAGCAGAGAAAGCACGAAAAATAGTTAGATGTGCAGTTGAAATTTTGAAAGACGCTCCTAAAGAATGTGTCATTCCATACATGACTGAAACGCTTCCAATGTTTGAGAAATTATGGAATAATCCACGAGCAGCAAGAGACGTAGAGAAAATGATGCGTTTAATCTATGCTTCTGCACTACTACATTCAAAGAATCGTCCGATTGTAGATGATAAAGGAACACCTGTTCTTGTTTGCTTGCCTCAAGATTTCCTCTACGCTTGGGAATATGGAAACGAAGCAATAATAGGCACGTTTACAGGCGAGACACAGCGCTACAGAGAAATGAAAGACAAAGTAAAGGAGATAGCGGAACATAATAAGCCTATTACAGCAGAGAATTTAGCTAAGATTGTTGGTGTGTGCAGTTTAGAGACAGCGAGACGATGGCTTAAAAGAATGGAAAACGACAAATTCTTACTTTTGAAAGAAAGAGGAAAAGCAGGAAAGAGAGTTTACAGTTTCATAGAAGAAGCAGGAACTGTCGAAGTTGAGCTTAACATAGAAAAGATGTATGAGCAAACTTTAAAATTTCTTGAATCAGTCGGTCAGTCGGTCACCGAGAAATGCGAAATAAAAAAATCCGAACAAAAAATTCTGAAAGTCCGTTTTGCAGTGACCGTCTGTGTTTCTGTTGAAGATTTACCAGACGCTGAACCTGAAGAAGATGAGCAATATAAGCCTAAAAAGAGGGATTGGTAATGCTGCTTTCAGTTGACACGCTTAACCTTCCTAAGCACGGTACAATTTTAGAGTTTTGGAAAGTCGGTGCTGTCGAACCCGAGTTTATCCAGCGTCCTTTCAATCCGTTCTTCTACAGCTGGAAGCAATGGGGACAGCAAGAAAAAGAGATAACAGTACTTAAAGATTTACAGAAGAAGAAAGTTTGGAAAGTTGAGTTTGAAGACACAAACGTTTTAGAAAGGCATCGTACATCTTACACTTTTCAAGATAACATTCCATATAAGCAGCTTGTTGCTGCACTACTAGGCTTTAAGGAAGTTTCACCGAAGCCTGCTCATGTTGCTGTTGATATTGAAACTTATAAAGGAAAAGTTGTAGCGTGTGGATGGTATGAACCTAAAGAGCAAATTGTGTTCACAGGTTCAGAATTTGACATTTTAGCAAGCTTAAATGTTCAGTTACAAGAGAAGAATCCAGACATCATAGATACTTACTGGGGCAGCTATTTTGACGTTAAAAACCTTATGGAAGCTGCTAAACGAAACAATGTTAAGCTTAAATGGGGAAGAGACGAAAGCCAGCCTTACATAAGGAAACGAGAGTACAGTCGTGGTCCAAAGAAAGGCGTGGAACACACAGTTAAGATTAGAGGACGGATTCATTTTGACGTTTGGAAAGAAGTTGAGATGGACCAGACACTGCGTGGAATAAAAAATAAAAAGTTGCAGACAGTAGCAGAATGGTTTGGATTCGGCACGCCAACAAAATATGACCATGCTAATCTTATGCAGTACGGCATGGAAGTAGTTAAAAGTGAATGTTTAGAAGATTGCCGTAAGACGTGGCTGCTAGCAGAACATTATCTTAAAAACCTCTATGTGTTAGCTGAAGATTTCCTTTATTTGCCTTTAAACATGATTGTTGAGCGTAGTCCCAGCCATCCTCCAAACACGATTTACATGAGAGAGTACGAAAGGATAAATGTTGTAGCAACAGAAAGCAATAGAGAACGTTTTCCTCAATTCTTCCATAAAGCAAAGAAAGCGTATGAAGGAGCATTCACAAAACTTTATAATCCTGGCATTTATGAAGGTGACCTCTTCAAGGATGATTTTAAGAGCATGTATCCTTCTGTAATGGCATGCTTTAACCTAGACCCGCTAACTGTTAAACTGCTTTCTGTTGAACCTGCATTAAAGCCTGAATGGATAGTTAAGTTTCAAGATGACAAGATAATGGTTTACGACAAGAACGTGAAAGGCATAATCACCGTTCAAATCAGCACGGAAGAAAGCATCAGCAAACGTTGGATTCAAAACTTAATGCTGTGGCGTAAAGAAGTTACAGACAGAGTAGAGAAAGAAGGAAAGACACCTGAGCTTGAAAGCAGACAATGGGCTATTAAAGTTTTAATGAACGCTCTTTATGGTTACCACGGAATGAAATATGCACGCTACGGCTGTGCTCCAATAGCAGCGTTAGTCACTGGCATAGGACGCTTCTTTATGTTAGAGACAGTAAAATTTGTTGTTTCACAAGTTAAAACAGTTATTGAAGTTGACACAGACGGAGTTTACATTCAGCGTGGATGGACAGATTTCCATGTGCAAGATTTAGAAGCATACATTAAAACACTTATCCCGGAACGCTATGACTCATCCTTCATCCATATTACAGAGGAAACGTATGACGCTGGCATCTTTTACGAAGAGAAAGGCTACGTCTTAAAGAAAGGTGAAAAACTAAACTTTTACGGCAGTGGATTAATCGGCAGGCATCACAGTAAAGTATGCGATAGAGTTTTAGAAGAAGTAATAGAGCGGATTTTCAAAGGCGAGCAAGTTAAAGATATTTTATGGAAGTACACGAAACTGAAAGATTTTCCGTTAAGCGACTTCGTTATGACTGCTGAATTAAAGAAACATCCTGACCAATACGACAGTAAAAGCATGTATTACAGCTTATTAAAGCAATTGCGAGAAGCAGGAAAAGACATAGAGTTAGGAATGGAAGTCAGCTACGTTAAAGTAAAGAAAAAATACAAGCCAATCGGGCTTTCAGGCAGCTACGACTTGGATTATGATTATTATCGCAAGAGGATAGCGAGAACGTTAGCTGCAATATTGAAACCTACACAGAAGCTGAATGTTTCAACAATTGAGAAGATAATGCTCGAAGGACAGATGGTGTTTTAAAATGAAGGTTTACAGAGAAGTTAAGTATTACGTAAAGAAAAACAAGCGAAAGATAGAGAAGCAGCTAGTCGTGGATACGCTTACAACTACCGTCTTTTGGTTTGTTGTGCATGGATTAAAAGACGTCTTTATTGTTAAACTCACAACCGAACAGGTTCTCCTAGCTGGGCTTTCAGGTGCAGTATTGAATATTATGCTGGGAGGCTTTTATGGGCAAATTTTAAACTTGGCAAGGAAAGTGAGTAAATGTCTGTAGAAAAGAAAAAGAAAAAGAAACAAGAACAGGTTCAATTTGAAGTGTATTTAGACGGCAACATACTCCGAATCTTTGACCCAACAACAAAGCGGCAGATAAGCTTAGACGCAGTGCAGTTGTACCGTTTCTTAAAACAATGTTTAGAAGGAGGAAAGCTGGAGTATGTAAGAACAGTTAAGCGACAGACAAAGAAAGTGATGGATGCAATAAAGGAAATTTGGAAAGATAAAGATAAAATCGGCACAGATTGGATTTCAACATTCTGGTTTCTCAAGAAACAGCTAGAAGAAATTAAAGAGAGGAAATTCACTGCTGACGTTATGATAAACGAATACGCCGACTGCATAATCATAATCACAAAATTCTTTATGAATTTAGGCTTAGACCCAGAGAAAGTTGTTCTAAGAAGGTTAAATGAGCGTCATAGAGGACGCGTAGATGAGATTATCGAAAAATACAATAAGAAAAGGGAGGAAGAACAGAATGCAAGTAAAGAAAGTTAAAAGAAGTTTCAGAGGCAAGAAAGTTAAATTTTATCTTGCAGGACCAATAAATGCGGTTCAAGGGGAAGGTTACATTCTATGGCGAAACGTAATAAAGGAATTTCTTGAATCAATTGGTCATTCATCTGTTAATCCACTAGACAAATATCAGAAAGGACCAGCAGCAGAAAAGACGCTGTTTGAGGATTCTATCCGAGATGTTTCTTATCCTATTGAGCGTATTCGTGAGCATGTTCGCAGAAGAGTTCTTAATCCTGACTATGATTTAATGGATAAGTCAGACGCTTGTATTGCTTACATTCCATTCTATTCTGTTGGGACAAGTGCAGAATTAGGTTATTTGTATCGTGTAGGAAAACCTGTCTATGCTGTTGTTGATATGCCAAAAGAAGAATGGTCAGCATGGATGATTGGTTTAACAACGCTTATTTTTACGTCATGGGACGAGCTTAAAGAATTCCTCAAGAACATGGAGGAAAGAGTATGAAAGAAGAAGGCAAGATAAGGAAGTTTGAAACAGGAGCAACTCGAGACACAGATTTAGGCAAGTTAGATTATGAAGGTTTTCTAAATCCACTAGTCCTCAAAGCCTATGCAGAATATATGAATAAACACCGCCTGCAATCTGACGGACAGCTTAGAGAGTCAGACAATTGGCAGAAAGGCATACCTAAAACAGCATATATGAAAAGCATGTTTCGACACTTCATGGATTTATGGTTGGAGCATAGAGGATATGAAAGCAGAGGAGGAATCAAAGAAGCTCTTTATGGCATTATCTTTAACAGCATGGGCTACTTGTTTGAAATGTTAAAAGAAGAAGAAGTTGATGTTAAGAAGCATGCGGTTTATCGTGAAGTTACAAAGATATGGGCAATCCTTTATCGCCAGAAAATTCACTCAAAAAGACGCCAAGGAAAAGCGTTTGAGCAGATGGTCAGCAATGCGTTTAAACGTTTAGTTGAAAGGTGTCAAGGATTCGGATTCTGGTTTATGAGGATTTACGATTATCAAACTTTCATTCACCTTAATCCACGCTTCTTTGCTCCTAAGCAGCCAGCTGACTTTCTCGCTTGTAGTGAGGGACGCTTCCATCTAATTGAATGTAAAAGTACACAACAGAACAGATTCAACCCAGAAGTCTTTAAGCCTCACCAAGAAGAAGCAATGCGGAAGATTACAGATGCAGATGGCAAGTATTGGCTTCTCATATTGCACAGAGGAAAAGTGAAAGCGGAACAAGTGATTTACGCTTTTGATTATGAGCGTTGGTGCAAGCTGAAAGAAGCAATGAAGAAAGAGGTTTTCAAGACGGCAGATTGGGAGCTGCTTAACACTTATGCTAAACTGGTTTTCAAACGCGAGAAAGGAAGCTGGAAGTTAGGATGGCTTTTTGGAACGGAGGATTAAAGATGGATAGAAAAGAAAGGTTGGAGATTTTAAGAGAACGGTTAAAACGCCTTAAAGTCGAGATGAAGTTTAGACATGAAGATGAAACATTAGCGTTTTATCTACCGTTAGAAGATAGGGTTGAAATCTTTCTCGACATCTGGATTAAAGACACTTTTGCATGGTGGCAAAATATTAAAAAATATGTTAAACTGTCGTTTCCTAAATTTGTTACTAAAACTTTGAACCGTACTTACTTACATGAGTTTATTCATTGGGCTTCAGATGAAGCATCAGACGAGCAATGTGAAGAGATGGCAGTGAGATTAAGCTTCGGAGAAAAATTTGCTAAAATGTTGTCGGAGCTGGACGATTAATGTTATCTGGAATCTTACGACAAATCCGAAAGCATCTGGGATATTTCATGGGAAACGATGAGCAACTCCAAAAAAGTACCAAACAAGCGGGAGAGCAGTGGATTCCAGCGGTATTAGAACGCTTTTCCTCCAACATTTTTACGGATGGCTGTCATCTTATGGGAAAATTGGAAAGACGTTTGGATGTTTCGCAAGACATAGGATAGGTGAAGCATGTTGAGCTTGAAAGAAGTTAGGCGAAGAATGGTCATAGCAATGGGCTGCTGCTGTGCTGCTTGCGGTCAGCGTTTCACACCTGACCAGCTGATTATTCACCATAAAGGTTTTGATAAAGGCATGCTGCTTGGCTACCGTCATCCTAGCCGCTATAAGATGCTGAAAGATTTTAAAGAAAAAGGCATTATACCGCCTGATGCTGAGCTGCTGTGTGATGACTGTAACCGTAAACGTCATAAGTATCGTCCAAGCTTCAAAAAGATTTTTGGTAATCGCCAAACTAAGATGTATCGTAAAGCTTCAGATTTGCTGGATGAAAAGCTTGTTGAGCTGCTAACATCTGAAGAAAAACAGCGTTATGAAGCTGACTTGAAACGCTACCTTAAAGCTTACCCTTTCCTTGCTGAGCCTGTAACACTTGACTTGCTTAAAGAAGTTTTGCTGATTAAAGATGTGCAGGTTCCACGCTTGCGTTCTATTGTGCTTGACCGTAGCTTGGAAGTTAAAGATTTATTGTCTGCACAGAAGCAGCTTGACGCATTACAGCGTACAATGGTTTTGTTGTTTACTCGTATGGGAATAGGCTACACTACTAGAACAAGACGTAAACAACCGAAAAAGATTAGGACACCGTTAGAAGAGCAGGAGGAGGAAGAAGCGTGAAAGTTAAACGAATAACAATAAAACGTCTAACTTTAGATGCTACGGCGGGAAATCGAAGAATGTGGGAAAGCAATAGTGAGAACATTATATATTTGGATATAGAGAAAAAACTAACAATCAAACCAAACATATTTGCTGACACCCGTATTCTTTCCTTTAAAGATGAATGTTTTGATAATATTTTCTTTGACCCGCCGTATTGTTGGGCAGTATATTCAGGTATGTATGCATTTCCTGACCTTGAAAGTTATAATAAAGCTAAAGAAAAATGGAAGCGAGCAGAAGAATATTGTAAAATTCCTCCCTATTATGGCATGGATAAATATTCTAATCGTTCTGCTTTGATAGCTTACATTTATCGTTCTTTGAAAGAATTTCATAGAGTTTTAAAAGATGATGCATTATTATGGTTCAAGTGGAACGATATGGTTATTCCGTTCTCAAATATATTAGCGTTGTTTGAAGATTGGAAATTATTAATGAAAATCTATAACGTCCGAACCGGGGGAAAGGGAAAGACGGCAAAGACATTTTGGTTTGTGTTTGAAAAGATAAAGAGGGAAGAAAAATGAAACAACTTACCAAAGAACAATATCTTGAAACCATCCGTAATCCTGCTGCCTGCTGGCGGCATATTTTAGGTAATCCGTTTACGCTTTCACCTAACCAAGAGCTGGTTATGAAGACTATAGGTGACTATATGGAAACTGTTGTTATTGCAGGTAGCAAGTCAGCTAAATCTACAATGTCTGCCGGATGCAGCTTATGGGGGATTTATCGTATGCTGCAAATCAAAAACGCACATAAGCATTATGGCTTAACGCCTGGAATGAAACTGTACGCTATGAATATTGCACCACAAGAAGATTTAGCTTTAAACATGGTTTTAGCAATGATTAAAGGATTAGCATACAACAGTGAGTATTTATCGCAATACATCGAGAACGAGAAGAGGGAAGAATTACATTTTACAGGAGGCATCGTAGCAAGAGCTCAAGGGTCAAGCAGCCGAGCAGGTAGAGGATACGCAATTTTCAGCTTAATTTTAGATGAAGTCTGTAGCTTTATAGATACCAAAGGACACATGAGTGGAACAGAAGTTTTAAACGCTTACACACCACGTCTTGCACCGTTTGGAACTGACGGACGCTTAATTGCTATTTCAACTCCGCAAGGACGCAGTGGTACAGGATATGAATTGTTCCGTACTGGCAAACCTATCCGTGTCTTGCAGGAAGAGCCATCTCACAACCAACATCCTTTCCGAGCAGTTTTTCAATATGCAACTTGGGAGCTTAATCCGCTTCCTCAATACAAGCGAGACAGCGAGTTTATGAAGAAAGAGTTTCTGCGTGACTCATGGATGTTTGACCGTGAATATAAAGCATTGTTTGCCGATGTTATCTCGGCTTTTCTATCTGCTGAAAAGATAGAAGAATGCGTTGATGTAAACCTTAAACTTCCTGAATACGAGAAAACACAGAATTACATAATTACAGGCGACCCAGGTTTTGAGCGTGATAACTACGCTATTGTTATGGGACATGAAGATAAAGAAGAAAACGTTATTGTTGACCTTGCTATTGCTTTTGAGCCTCCATTAAACATTGTTGAAATTGAAAATCTCTATGAAGATTTATGCCGACGCTACCGTGTTGTAGATATTGCTCTTGACCAATATCTTTCTTTAGCTACTATTAAACGCTTGCAAGATAAAGGACTTCCTGCTAGGGGAGTAAAACGTGGTGCTAAATCTGACGTTCAAATATACCAGCCGTTGCTTGAGCTTGTAAACATAAAAAAGATTAAGCTGCCTGACTATCCTCCGTTGATTCGAGAGCTTAAATTCCTGCAGCGTGTAACTTACACAAACCGCTATCGTGTTGAAGCTGCTCCGGGATTCACAGACGACTTAGCTGATGCTGTTGCTTTGCTGACTTATGTTTTGCGTGTGGAAAGAAAAGGAAAAGGAATTGTCATGTTTTAAAGGGAGGTGAAAAACAAGATGGGTTTTGTTGAACGCTGCTTAACAAAGCGTGTAATACGCAAGAAAAAAGGAAAGCGAGATGAAGTTATCGTAGTGAAGCCTAACGGCATTCTTGTTTGGGGTGTCAAATTCGCTATTGCTATGACTCTTTCTCTTTCAGCTTTAGAAGTGTTTTACATGGTTTTGTTCCGTGCTTTTAGCAGTGAAATTTTTGCCGGCATCACAAGTCTTACAGGTTTTGTTACTGGGATTTTGGTAAGCCATAAATCGTAAGTAATCAGATACACAGTTCCACACCGCAGAAAGGAGAAAAAATAATTCCTGCCAAAAATATTTTATTTCCGTTTCTCGGTGACCGACTGACCGACTGTTGGTTTCTCAACGTAATTCAGCGTTAATCATTGTAATTTTGCGTAACGCCTATAAAGAAGGCAGGTTATTGTTATTTTGAGGTTAAAGAAATGGCACAATTAAAAGAAACAACATTAAAAGCACTAAACGCTTACATAGAAAAGTTATACGGTGAAGACGCTGAATTTACGGAAGATTTAGAGCAGCTGAGACAAGCCAAGACAGCAAGTGAGATTGTGGACGTATTCATTAACTTAGCATGGGACTTAGAAACTTTCGTAGCTTTTGTTAAAAACATGAAATTAAACAGAGAAGACAGCATGGAGCTTGTCTGGGAAGCTGTAGAACAGCAAGATGGATGGTCAACATAATGGAAAAGATAATCTCGGTTTCACCGCAATTCGTAGTATGCCAAGATTGCCAATGTGTTGCAGAAAAAGCAGTGTTGAAAGATGGAAAAGTGAAGTGTATAAATTGCGGAAGCGCAAACATCAAAAGTTCATACAGTTGAGGAAGTGAAACAAAAATGAGCCATTGTCTTATCCTTCCAAATCATAACGTCCGTAAAGATGGCAGCTGCAAGCGTCATTCCTTATGCTCAACTCAAGGAATCAAAGATGGAAAAATTGTTGAATTTGTTGCCGGTGAAACGTTAGGTCCTTTAACTAATCTTCCAGGATGTAAAGCTCACAAGAGTAGTTATAATAAGTGGGAGGAGGTGAAAAGAAAAATGGGTAAGAAAAAGACAGCTAAAAGAGAGGAGAAGGCAATTGAGAAGCCTGCTGCTGAAGCTGAACCTAAACCTGAAGCTGCTGCAACTGCTAAACTGTCATTTACAGACGAGCAATTTCTCGAAGCGTTAAAGCAAATTGGTAAGCCAGCTTCCAGTCGTAAAGTCAGTGACAAGCTAGGCATAACAGACGCAGATAAAGGGCGAGCAATTGTAAGGCGAGCAATGGAGAAGCTGATAGAAGAAAAGAAAGTTGTAGCGGTTGAGCCAGAGGCTCAGACACGAGTGGGCAAATTGTACAAGCTTGCCTAAAATCCCTCTTTTTTTTTCTTTCATTTTAACTTATCTCTCTGCAGTCTTGTTGAACAGTTTAAACGAATGGTTTAAATTTAAGTTTTATCAGAAGTCAATTAGATAGAATATGCTAGACGCTCTTTACGTGAGAGGATGGGACGACTGCTTAGAAGCTGTTGAGATGATTATCTTGAAAGTGAACAGTCCGGAAGAAATGAAAAGCAAGATTGCACATCTGAAAAGATTGGTTAAAGAAGACAAATTTAAGAAGATTAGGAATGAATTGGGAGCTTTCAACATCTTCTAAGCTTTCGTTATTTCCTCATATTTAAGCGTAACCAGCAGCCTAATTAAATCTGCATTCTTTTCTAAGCCGTAATGTCTCTTCACTGCCAAAAACCTCTTCTTCATTTCTCCGTCAAACACCACTCTGACCTGTGGCGCTTTGTTCTCTTTCTCCTCCATACAATATCCCTTATTTAATTTGTGTAATTTTTATTTATAAGGTTTATGTCGAAACAAAACGTTTATATTACACGCTGTAATTATGTGTAATTCAGAATTATTCGCAATTACAAGCAGGAAGATGACGTTTTGAGCATTGAAGAACCGAAGCCTAAAAGTTTCTTGACAAAGATTAAAGAAGCTGTTTTTAAAAGAGGAAGTGTAGTATTTCCAGAGCAAGCAGCTCAATCAACCGTTTATCCTGAGCCTAATTTTCAAAACATGACTAACCTTTTCTTAGGCGACCCAGACGTAGCAGCAAGCATCGAGTTTATTTCTGCAGTCGGAGTCGGCGGTGGCTTTGAAACAACAATGAACGAGAAATATACACAGAAATCAGATGGAAAAACAGCTAAGGAAATTGTAGATGATAAATGTCAAGAATTTGGTTTTGATGAGCTTATTCAAGAGATAGCTCAAGATATTATAGGCTGGGGAAACAATTTTGTCTGGAAAGGAAACAGTGTAAAGTTTGAGAAATGTGTACGCATTTTGCCTTATTGGGTTCAGAAAGTTGATTTTAAAGATTTTAAGATTCAAGCTTTACATTTACAAGAAGCTCAAGACTTACCGTCCGAGATTGATGGAAAAGAGTTAGTTTGGCTTCCTTTTAACCGTTCAGGCAAAGACCGCTTAGGTGTTGGGCTTTTACAAGGGCTTTTAACATCATACGGGACAGGCGGAGAAATTCGTCCTCCGTTCGCTCAGATAAAAGCAAGAGTCCAAGCAGCAATGGCTGACCAAATTGAGAATTTTTCATCTTACAATGAAGTTTGGGTTTTTAAGGGAATTCCAGACGCCAAAGTACCTGAATACAACACGAAAGTCCAACAGATGAAGAAAGGACGGAGGATAACAACAAACGTTGAAGCTGAAATTGTACGTTCAATTCCTGAAAGAATGAGAGGACTAGACTTTTACGTTGAAACGTTATTCAACAGCTTTTATCTAGGGCTTAAAACACCTTACGCTAAACTTGTTTTAGGCGGAACATTCACAGAAGCGGCTGCCAATGCTGCTCTTGTTGTCGGCGGCTTTTCAACTGCTCGTCTTCAACGTTTGCTGAAACGCCATATTGAAAGTGAATTTTTTAATAAATGGGTTGAAGAAGCAGGATTAGACAGTAAGCAAGCTCAGATAAGACTTCATTGGCGACTATTGCGGATGCCTGACATGAGCGTGTTAATGTCTCTTTTAACAAAACTTAACGAGTTAGGCACGCTGAAAAGTCCTGAAATAAGAAAGATTTTGATAGACATGGGGTTACCAATTGAGAAAGCAGAAGCTGTTCCTGCTGAACCTGCTGCAAAACCAACTGTAACTGCTGAAACACCTCCTCTTCCACAACAACCGGCAATCTCAGCAGAAAAGAAGCATGAGATGACTCCGAGGGAGTATTAATGAGCTGCCGAAATCTCAGAGAGAACAGAATTATTCCGGAAGCATTCGGAGACTTCTCCACGTCTCCTTTCTCCCTCCTCAGATTCTCTGTTCTCCGAGACGGTAGAAGCTTTCAAACTCGGCAGGAGGAGGTGAAAATATAAATGGAATTTAAAAAAGCACTTATCTATCTTACTGTGGCTCTTGTAGCACTTGCAGGAACATTCTTTGTATTAGAGAAAACAATAATGCAGATTGACACGGCAACAATTCCTGAGCCTTTCGGAGGTATCATTGTATATCTCCAAACGTTCTTCAGTTCTGGAATGGTTGCTACAGGCATTGTTTGGTTCAGAAACATCTGGGGATATGTCAGAAGGAAAGCACAGAAGTTAGCAGATGGCGAAAGAAAAATTGAATATAATTTTATGAAGCTAGGTGAAACAGCTGCGTATTATGTTGGAAGCATAGGTATCATATTCCAAGCTGCTCCAACCGTTGAACTGAGAGCTATTGGAACTGTTGCTGTTTTCTTGCTTGATGTGTTCCTGTCTGAACTGAGCCACATGTTCGCTACACTTTAAACACTCCTGAAGAGCTGCTGAAACGCAGCGAAACAGAGTTTTTCTGTCGGGTGAATAAATGCCGAAAAAATCACCGAGATGTTTATATCAAGAAGGATGCAGTTGTGGAGCTCCCGAGCAAAAGTTGGCGTTTTGTTTGCCGTGTCTTGTCTCGTCTTTAATGCAGAGTACAGGATGTTTAGTTGAAAATTGCGTTAGAAACACGAGAATTCCAATAAAGCAGGCAGCTCATTATTATGAGCATCTTATTGACATAATAACACTTAGGCAAGGAATCACAAAATGTCTTCAGCAATCTTGTCCGGACTTTTATGAGCTTCCACAGTTTGCTGATTCATGTTCACAGTTTTTAGGCTTAATTAAAATGATGGGAGGAAATCCGAAGCAGTATATTCAGTAGGTGAAAAACATGCCAGTACCTAAACCAGGAGAAAAAGAAAAACAAGACGAATTTATCGGCAGATGTATGAGCAACGAAACAATGCAGAGTGAATATCCAGAGCAAGAGCAAAGATTAGCAATTTGTTTCAACAGTTGGCGAGATGTTCACGGTGGAAAGAAACCTGAAGAAGCTTTAATGTTATTTGGCAAACTTGAAGAAGCTGTTAAACTTCCGAACGGCAAGTTTAAGGTTCATGGAATAGCGATTCATCCGATGGCAACAATTCATCCGAGTGACTGGACTGAGAAACGTGTTTATTTTGAAGATGAGCTAATTAAAGCTGCTTCTTCACTAGCTGGAAAACCAATATTGTTAGACCATAAAACGCCTTTATCCAACTGTGTTTTAACGCTTGGAAAATGGGATGCAGAAGCTTCAGGTGTCTATTATGAAGGAGAAGTAACTGAAGAAGTAGCCGGCATGATAAAAGGCAATGTCATTAAAGGCGTTTCAATTTCCATTAATCCATGGCGGAAAGGCGGAGGCGTAGAATTCGTGAACGGCATAGCACCTTACGGCTTCGAGTTTGATGAGTTAAGCTTCTTGAAAGATTTAGAGCCAGGTGACCCTCAAGCTTGGGTTAAACTGTGCGAAACAATATCACAGGTACAAAAAATTATAGGAGGAAAAGAAAAAATGGAAAAAGAAGAATTGAAACAACTGTTAAAAGAGGTTGTACGAGAAGAGCTAAAAACATTTAAAGCACAAGAAATGAATGTTGAAGAAATTAAGGCAAAAATTACTGGGCTTGCGAAAAGACGTGCTGAAATCGCTGAAAAATTGTATCCAGAAGCAGAATTAACAACTGAGGAACGTGCTACTTTACAAGCTGAACAAGAGGTTATTTGGTCGGAAATATCAGCATTAGAGAAAGCGTTGGCAATAGTGATTACTGGCGAGGTTGCAGAAAAGCTGCCTGAAGGATACATAATTAAAATGGTTCTTAAAGAACAAGAAGAAAAGAAATGTACAGAATTCACGACAGAAGAAACTTGCAAAGCTGCTGGATTCCATTGGTATGATAATACATGCCATAAAGAGCCTAAACTGCCAGAAAACGCTGAGCTTGTCGAAGCACGAAAAGAAAGCGTGGATTTGAAAGCGAAGATAACAGATTTAGAGAAGCAGCTGAATGAAGCAGACGAAGCTAGAAAAGCAATAAAGGTTAAGGTAGGAGCAATAATACCGCCAAAGCAAATAGTTTTCAGCTACGGACAAACAGGTGGTTTCAAACGGTTAGTAGAAGCCTTACAGAAAGTTTACAATGAGATTTAAGCGTTCGGAGGAGTTTCAATGCCTTTCTATTATGTCATGGAAATTGGCAAATCAATGATAGTTAGAGACGAGTATGGAAATCTTTATCAACGTTTTGAAACAACCTTTAATCAAGAGAAACATGGAATATTACAACCTTCATGTCAAGAGTTATGTGAACATCAGCTAAGCCGTCACCATTCTACTTGTTTCTTTTCTTGCAGACACAAAAAGGCTTTAGAAGGAAAAATTCCTAAAGTCATACGTGTTCAACCTTTAACTGTTTTTGTCTGGAAAGACCGTCCTTATGCAAAGATTAAGGATGTGTTGTTAAAGAAAGTGTTTACACTTTTTGTGGAGCCGTTATCAACATGACAGTCATTAAAATGACCGTGCTGACTGAACGAACTGGAAGCACGAAAAAAAAATTAGGAGACAAACACAATGGCTGATTTATATCCAGGTTTAGCACTTGGAGACGCTCTTAATCCTAGAGATTGCCAGATGATTCCATGCAAGTGCGAGTCAGCAGTAACGAAAGGACAACTTGTAATATTCCACACTCACACAGCAGGTGAAATTCCTTCCGTAGCAACAGCAGGAGCTTTAGGAACAAACGTTCTGGGAATAGCAATGAAAAGCGGCGGTATAGGTGACATAATTCCAGTCGGCAGAAGAGGCATCTTTAAAGTTAAAGGTTCAGGAGCAATAACGGGCGGAGTTTTAGTTGTTGCTGACGTTACAGGACAAGTACAGACAATTGCAGCAAACACTTTCGAGAAGGTTGTCGGCAGAGCAATACAAACATTCGGAGCTGGAGAGAACGATGGACTTGTAGATTTAGGCTATCCTTAGGAGTTGTTTAAGATGGACCCTAAAAGTTTTAAAGAAGGAATAATCAAAGACCCAGATTTCGGTGAAGCAGGCTGGAACGCAATATTTGAAACACCTGCACTTAGAAATCCATTGTTCAAGAAAGCGTTGAAAGAAGGACTTTACAGTGACGTAGCAGCAGCTTTAGGTGCAGTTCAAACCACAGTTTTAGAAGCAGCTTTTCCGGCGTTGATAGGAAGAAACTTAATAAAAGTTCTTCCAACAAAAAACACACTTGAACGTTTTTACAAAGAAATTCGTCCGTATGCTTGGGTAACTGGTGAAGCACGAGTTCCACGAACAGGCAGGCGAGTTCAGTATCAAGATGTACCAGTTGACAAGGAAATCGAGTGCGCTCAAGAATGGACAGAATCGTATGTTGAAGATGCAAGCTGGAACGTTCTTGCTTATCAAATAGAAGGCATAGGCAGAGCAATTGCAAGGCGAGAGTCAGAGTTTATAATTGCACTTTACAACGCTATCTCAGCTGGCAATTTAGCTGGTGGTTCAGAAGTAACACTTGCTACAACACCTGCATGGAGTGAATTACTTACTTTAATCAGCAGAGTTGAAGACGAAGATTTCCATCCAAACGTAATAGCAGTGACTCCTAGCATATACGAGAAATTAATGAATCACGACCAATTTATCAACGCTTTATACATGGACCCAACAGGAATGGCTAAAGGCACCATTCTCCACACTACACTCGGCATTACTTTTGTCAGAAGCAGTCTCATAAGCAAAACATTATGTATAGACGTGAACGCTGCTGCTGTTATGCTGTCAAGGCGTGACTTAACAACTAAGCCGTATGAGAATCCAGGCGAGAACAGTTACGGTGTGCATGGAAGCGAGCGTATAGGATTAGGTGTTCTTCAAACTAAAGCTGTATCAAGAGGTAGCCGCTAACTTCTCCCTTTGAAATGGGGTGGAGTAAAATGGCTGAAGAAAGAATTGAATTAACTTCTAACGCTGATTGGATTCTCTATAAGGAATCTGACGGTTCCGTAATTGCTAAATCTCGAAAAGACGGAACAATACATCAACTTTCACCGGAATACCTCAAACAAATAAAAAGCCTTGTAGCCTTACTTGACGGGAGCCGTGTAAAAATTGAGTAACTTTAAAGAACGAGCGAAAGGAATAGCAACATGGATACTAACGAAACTTTTAGCTTTCGGTTTTCAAGACCATGCGAAAGGAAAACTAACATGGAAACTAGAGAAGTTTGAAGCTAAAGACGGCAACGAAATCCTAGAGAAAAACATTAAACCGTATGAAACCATCGAAAGAGAATTCGAGTGCCTTTTAAACGAAGGCATCAGCAATTTCATTGACTTGATTTGCGGGCTTGGAGAACCAACAGCATGGGATGCAGCTAATGCTAGAATAGGAGTTGGAAACGATGCAACAGCTCCGAACGCTGCACAAACAGGACTTATCGGAGCAAGCAAATTGTTCAAAGAAATGAACGGCGGCTATCCACAGAAGTCAGGACAGCAATCAATCTTTCAATCGGACTTTGTTGACGGTGAAGCAGAATGGGCGTGGCTGGAAGAAGTCATAGATAACGGCGCTGTAGCTGCAATAGACATCTGTAGGCAAAACACAAACTTAGGTACGAAACCGACAGGACAAACTTGGAGATTAACAGGAACAATCACTTGGAGTTAAAAACTCAAAAATTCCATAAACTCCCCTTTTTTTTGTTTAAGGGCGTTTGAGGTATTCGTTATGGCAGTTTCCGAAAAACTGAAGTTAGAGAAAGTTAAAGGCAAGGGAGCATACCGTTTCCTTACATTTAACAATGAAGAAGTATTTATCGGAGACCCAGACGAAGCCACGTTTAAACCTCAACTTTTGCTTAAACGATGGCAAGAAGAATGTTTCATTAAACTGCCTATTGGAATTACTGCAAAGCAGTTAAAACTTGACCAAAATGTTTTAAGTTGGGAAGCAGATTTTTTCAGCGTTAAAGTTTATACAGTTAATAAAAAACAAATTCAAGAAGGAAAACGAGTTTTAATTCAGAATGAGCATGGCGGAGTAGAGTTTGAAGTAATCCTAAAAAGCAAACCGCCAATTAACATATTGTCATTTCCAATACAAACTAAAGATTTAAAGTTTTATTATCAGAAACCGTTAACTCAACAAGAAATAACAGAAGGATGTGTTAGACCTGAAAATGTTGTTGGAAGCTATGCTGTTTATCATGCTACACGAACCAATATGCACAGAAATAAAGAGGATGCGGAAAAATACAAATGTGGAAAAGCATTTCACATTTACCGACCGAAAGCAACAGACAATGTTGGAAATGAAGCATGGTGCGATTTAAGCATTACAGACAATGTTTTAACAGTTACGATTCCACAAGAGTTTTTGGATTTGGCTGTTTATCCGATAACGATAGACCCTAACTTTGGATATGAAGACATCGGTCAAAGTGGCGAGAGTATAGAAGAGAATGGAATAAGGGGTTCAGTATTTACTATCCCAGCGAATGGCGTCCTCTCGTCTATTACCGCTTTTCTGGAAGCTCCCGGAGGACCATCTGGTAACTATAAAATGGCTTGCTATAAGCATAGTAATTTGAGTTTAATAGGCGGTTCAGTTTCATTGCCGTTAAGCGGGTTTTTTGAATGGCAGTCAGCTTCTGTTTCAGGAACTCTTGTTTCTGGCACTGCATACGTGTTATTAAACTGGTTTGATGTAAACTGCGGCATGGAATATGATGATGGAGATGCTGACCAAGGGCATCGTAGAACAATAACTTATGGAGATTGGCTCGACCCTATAACATTATATCATAATGATAATAAATATTCGATTTACGGCACTTATTCAACTGCTCCTGAAATTGTTGAAAAAGGTTTTTCCGACCAAGGTTTAGGCTCTGACGTTTTTAGCAAAATAGTAACGTTTCTGAAAGCTCAATTTGGAGATGTTGGGTTAGGAGTTGACACGTTTGAGATTCCGTATAAAGGATTAGGATTTTCTGATGTTGGATATGGAGCCGATGTTTTTGGTGTGGCTGTTTACAAATATTTTGTTGAAGTTGGAGAAGGAACTGATGCTTTTGTAATTCCATTTAAGTCTATGGAATTTGCTGAGAACGGAGACGGAACTGATGTTTTTGATACTTTTCATAAGGAAATGGATTTTTCAGATGCAGGATATGGAACTGACATATTCGCAAAAACCGTTACGTTCTTAAATGTTAGTTTTTCAGATGCAGGATACGGAACAGACGCTTTTGCTCTTACATATAAGACAATGAATTTTTCTGATGTTGGGAACGGAAGCGAAATCTTCTCAGTTTTCCTTAATCAGCTTGCTTTTAATGTTATTGGATATGGAGCAGACTCTTTTAGTTCTTGTGTAGTAAAAACATTTATGGATGTTGGTTCTGGAACAGATAGTTTTGAAATTCCACATAAAGAAATGAAGTTTGAGGAAGAAGGTTCAGGAGTAGATTCTTTTGTAATGATTGTTAAACTTGGGTTTAATGATATAGCTTTTGGAGATGACCTGTTTCAAAAACAGATTATCGGGTGGATAATGAAAAGTTTTGCGGATTCTGCTCATGGTTCAGACGTATTCGTAATTCTTCTTAAAGGAAGATTTTTTGCTGAAGCAGGAATAGGAATAGACAGTTTTGTTATTCCATACAAAGAAATGAAATTTGTTGAAATGGGAGTTGGATTGGACAGTTACGCTTTTGCTTTTAAAACTACAGAATTTTCAGATTCAGGTTTAGGCAGCGATGCTTTTAGACGTGATGGAGAATTCTTTTTCTCTGATGTTGGATACGGCACAGATGTTTTTTCAAGAGCTACAGTTTTTGTATCAGTTAAATTTTCAGATGTTGGACATGGAATAGAAGCTTTTAATGTTCCATATAAAGAAATGAAATTTCAAGATTTAGGGAAAGGTTTAGATTTTGTTTTTCTGTTTCGTCCTCAGCGTTTCTTTGATGTTGGACATGGCTTAGACATCTTTATTGAAGAATCAAGAATTCTTATTGTTAAACGAATTACTCTTGTCGGAGGAAACTTAGCACTTAAATTGTATGGTTCAACAGGAAAAGTTGAGTTAAATTAGTGAGGTGAAAAAAGATGGTGACAATATATATGGTGGAAGGCGACTTAAAACCAATCATTGAAGCAACATTAACATATAAAGACGGCTCAATAGTTAACTTGGCAGGATGCACAGTAAAATTCCACATGATGCAGAAAAGCACAGTTTTAATTGATAAGCCAGCAGAAATCTTAGAGCCTAAAACTGAAGGAAAAATACGTTATAACTGGGAAGCAGGAGACACAAACATTACAGGTAAATGCACTGCTGAATTTGAAGTTACTTTTAGCGATTCAAAAACAATGACGTTTCCAACAGAAACAACATTCGAGATAGTGTTCAGAAAGCAAATCAAGTAGGCGAAGATTAATGGTTAAAGTCGACTTTGCAGAAGGCACTTGTCCACAGTGCGGAAAGAAGCATGCTAGGCAGCGTCCTATAGACGTTGCTGTCTGCACCTGCTATGAATATTGTCCGAACGACCATGGAAACGGAGCTTACGGAACAAAGATGGAAGCTTACACACCTGACCTTACACCGTCAACTTACGGTCCAATAGAAACGGAAGGAACAGCACACGGTGACATTGAGCATCCAATGCACATTTTATACCGTTGTCCAATATGCAACTATCACAGCAGCCAGCAGCCAGTGGAGGTAGAGTTAAGTTGA